AGTAGTAACGCCAATGAGTGTATCACCATATTGTTTTTTCCAATCTTGTTGTACCTTATCACAAAGACAAAGTAATGCTAAAAGTTTACCGCCTGTATAGTTATAACCAAGCGGTTGTAAAGGTACGATAGTAGAACCAATTGCTGTATGATTAATCATACCTTGATTAGTTTTTACTTCACGGGACCAACCAATGTGATTATCTCTTGGTGTCAAATCAAGGAAGTCGGATGAAATACAAATAACACCAAGATACTTACCCGTAACATCATCCTGCACAATATAAGATAAATTACGGCCAATATTGGAGTTATTCTTCATTGTAGAGGTAAAATTGCGAATAGTATTCCAAGTGTCCTGTTGTTTAAAATCTGGAGTATAAATGAGGACTGGTTTCAGTTTTACATAATCCATTGGATCATTGGGAATCCAGATGTTATCTTTAATCTTATTGATAGCAAGTTCCTGTTCACCATCTTCAAGACAGGTTCCAAATAGACCTTCATGTGTGGGATACTTAATATGAATTTCTAACCACTTTTGATATAAAGTATATTCTTCAACCGACATAGCGGATACATTTGTGAGGTCCTCAACGACGGCCTCTTTTAGTTGCTCATCGTTAAGGGCCTCAGGTGCGGTAAATATAGATTGAAATTCATCCCACTGGCGTTCAACATCCTTTAATTCATCTTCACTTTTCGCCATAATAATCCTTTATTTCCAACGCTCTTTAATTTCTTTAACACGATTTCTTAAATATTCTTCAACTACAGGTGTTATATTATCATTATTTTTGCGGATTGTCAAGCTATTAATTTCATGTTGAAATGCAATCATGGTATTGTAATCTTGGGAATAATTATAATTTTTGTGGGTATCAGTTTTTGCCATATTGCTTACTCCATAGGTAATTATTCACATTTACCATAAGTCTCACAAAACTATTCATAACACTGCTATTCCAAAACCAATGATTATATCTTTTCATCTTGGTGCTCCTAAGTTAGTTCTTTCACCACACCAGCAATGTAAATTATTATTATAACAAACTGAATTGTTATAAGCGACCACTTTCTCCATAGTAAAGCAACCAGCAACCACGCAAAGTTACCGGCCAGAGAAATGTAAATGTTTAATGGATATATGTTCCATGAAGTAAGTGCCACACCTATGATAAGTAATATAGTAGCAAACCATTCAAGGACAAATTCAACTTTCTTGTTCAATTATCCACCCCATTTGTGAAAGGTCTGTCCAAAGATTATCTAAGTTGTATGTTTGATATCCGTATTGTGTATTATATACAATAGTAATCACTTATTCATCTCCTTACGAAAGTCAAAATCGTCAGTTAAAAATTGGTCTTCGACCTGTTGCATTATCTCATCTAATCTGTCGGCAAGTATTTGAATGGATTTTTCCGATATTGCGTCAACAAGTATAGAATTTACTTTTTGACCTTGTTGTAGACCAAACTCTTCCATAATAGTAGGAGCAACCGCAAGGCGTTCATATACACCATTACGTAAAGCCCACACAAACGGAACTATGCCGGCGTCCATTAATCTTTCGGACTCGGCCATGTATCTTAATGTTTCCTTATCTAGCATAGTGGTATCTTACAAGGTTATTGGTCTTTTGTCAAGACTGAGAAGTTCTTTACCTTTTCAAATCTAATATTTCTTTGGAACCTATCCACCATTGCATCTTTATGTGAGATGACAAAGATGTTAGTTCCTTTATCACCCATTTCCCACATAATCTTAATAAATTCGTCCGTTCCTGAACCATCCATAGCACGGTCAAGGATTTCATCAAACACTAAAATGTTGACGTTGACCGAGTTTTTCATCTTGGCAATCTGTCTCCATGTAAGGAGTATAGCCAAATCAATTCTTAGTTTCTCTCCCTCACTAAAGTTGTGGTAGGAGAACTCATCTCTATATCGTGATTTAATTGTTTCTTCAAAGGACTCGTTGATGTTAAAGTTGACGAAGAAACCAAGTTTTGCCAGATACTTATTGATGTGTTTGTTGATGATTGGTAGATACTGCTTAATGATCTTAGTTTTGATTCCACCATCTTTGAGTAAAGTAGTAGCGAGGTCGATGTAGGTCCGATCATCTAGAAGGGCCTTCTTTTCTTCTTCGAGGGTGGAAATGTCATGTTGGACTTGGGCGAGTTGTCGTTCGCTATCTTGTGTCGTTTTGTCAGACGTAGCAAAGGACTCAATCTGATCCACAATTTGTGCCAGATTATTCTCAATAGAGTTATAGGAAGTTTTAGCAGATGAAATAGATACTCTAAGGTCATTGATTTTCTTTAAAACCTCGTCAACCTTTTCAATTTCACCTAAGCAATGGTCTATCTGTTCGGAAACCTTATTTAGTCCTTCGTTGATTTCAACAATCTTGGAATTGTTATCTTCTATTGCTTTTTCTTTATGTTCTGGTGCGATATCCTGCTTACATGTAGGACAACTATCATTATCATGGTAGAAGGCCACTTCCTTCTGTAGTCTCTCCTGGTTGTTCTCCATCTTAGCACGGAAACCAACCAACTTACTATGCTTAGATTTCAGTGCGGAAGTATCAGCACCAGACTCAATCAAGGTATCTCTTTTTACTTCTAAGTCGGAAATGACAGTCTGTTCGGAAACTAAACTATCTTTTAGTTCCTGTTCTTTTGCTCTTAAATCAGCAAGTTTACTTTCATTATTGACCTTTAATGACGCTAAGGTAGACTCAATGTAAGTTTTATTTTCTTCTTTACTTGTGAGTGTAATCCTATTCTTTTCTAGTCCTTCTCTATTCAATTGTAGTCGGTTCTTAACCACATTTGACATAGCAGAAAAGATTTGAATATCTAATAAGTCCTCTATAACCGCACGGCGGTCACCTGGTGATAACTGCATAAAAGGAACAAAAGAAGCCGAACCCAGAATAACAACCTGAGTAAAGGACTTGTAGTTCATTTTTAGAATATGATTTTCAAGATATTGTTGGTAGTCTTTGGCCGCTGCGTCTTGATTGACCATTTTACCTTCACAATATATTTCGAAGATATTTGGCTTTGCACCACGAATAACCTTGTATCGTCTATTCGAAACAGTGAACTCAATTTCCACCTCACAATTCTTGCCGTTGATAGAGTTGACTACATTACCTTTATTAACTTTACGAAAAGGTTTACCAAACAAAACAAACACAATAGCATCCAGAAAGGTGGACTTTCCAGCACCATTGTGTCCCATAATTAAGGTGTTCTTATGCGTGTCTAGTTCAATTTCGGTCCAGTTATTACCAGCCGATAAAAAGTTTTTCCACTTTACATGATGAAAGGTAATCATACGGTCTCTACCTGCAATGCCTCATTATAAACATCTAACATGAATGATTTCATTCTAGCAGATTCCACAGGTAATGTCAAGTTATCAATATATTTGGAAAGGATTGTTGATGTATCTTCCGCTTCATCAACGGAATCGGCGTCTTCACCTTCTATTAGAACGGAAGCATCTTCTATCACTTGGATATCTAATGGCCCGGCCTTATAGATGGAATCAAAGAGTAGATCGAAAGCGTAAGGATTAGATTTGTTTATTACAACTAATTTTACATATGTATTTTTATATCTACTAAAGTCTGTGCCTTGTATTTTTTCCACAATATTAGGATTTGCAACATCATCATATTTCGCAATACGAAACATTCTATAAGGATTTTGAATAAACTCTAGAATACGTGTTTCTGTATCAAAGACACTAAATCCTCTAGGATCTGAATAATCATGCCAAGTATATTCAGCAAAGGCACCAATATAAGAAACATTACCAATAGTAGACCTATGATGATAATGTCCTGAATATACTTTATCGAATTTGTCGAAAACTTTACGATCCAATCCATGGTCTGAAATTAATCCTTTGTGCATTGTGAAACCGTTTAGTTCTAGGTGCCCCATAAGAACTTCGGCACGTGGGTGTTCAATAACATCCATTGCTTGTTCACGGTTTGATGCCGTAATCCAAGGCATTATTTGGATATCCAACCCATCAATATTAACGATATCAGGTAAAGAATAAGTATTAATATACCTGTATCTTCCAACGACCAATTCGTCAAGTGCGTTTACCTCATGTGTGTCTTTGTAATAGGAGTCATGATTACCCTGAATGATGTGTGTTTCAATACCACGGTCTTCTAAGGGATCGAGGAGGTCTTCTCTACACCTTTTGGCGGAGAGGAAGTTGATGTATTTACGTCTGTCGAAAATATCACCAAGGTGTACCACATGCTTAATAGAATTAGTATCAATATAGCGGAAGAACCAGTCGTAACAGCATTTTTGATATTCGTGAAACGCCGGGTTATCATTCCGGACCCCTGCGTGGGTGTCCGTGATGAGTGCAATTTTTGCCATAATAAGTCCTTATATTCTAGGTACAAATTCTTAGATACAGTATATACTAAAAATATTACCTCGTCAATACGTTTTAATATCTTCATAATATACTATTGAAAACTATAAAATGTTGAGAAAGCAAATCTTCCAAATCCTTTATAAGGTTTAATTCCAGGTAACATTGTTAACTTATCAACACTATGTATCGCCCAAGAGGGAAATAAAACTGCCATATTACTATTAATTTCAATTTTATATTCTACATCATTAAAATATAAATCACCACCTAAAAAATTTTTTGGTTCTTTAAACAACCAAAAAACATAAGTATATGCACAAACATCATGGTGAGCATAATAATAATCATTATCTTCATAATAACTCATTAAAGTAGAATCTATAGTAGTATGAAGATAAAGATTTAATGTATAATCATAACTTTTAAATTGTTGCATATTTTGCAAAGGTTTTTTATATATTCTAAGATAGTTTGAAAAATTATTTTTATTATAAATATTATTTAACCATATACCAACATTATTTTTTTTCAAACTACCATCATCAAATTTAGCAGAACCGGTGATACCAGGACTATCTAATTTATCAGTATCACATAAAAATAATGCTTCTTTCCATATAGATTCTAATTCATCGTTATCAAATATATTTTTAAAAACGTAAAATGAAAATTTGTCCGTTTTTATTTGTTCAATATTATTCATTTTTTGTTAATTCTTTATATGTCTCAACTTCACTTTGCCTTAGCCAACCAAGAGTAACCATTCTATCGAAAATCTTTTCTTTATCTTTGTTGTTTGTAGGAATTGGTTCTACAACTTTATCACAGAACCATTCTACGGATTGGTCGATTTCTCTGATTAAATCGTCAATATCGGTCATGATGTTTTACGGCGTTTAAAAGTGCCTGCCGTTCCCATTTCCGTGTCATAATCATTTATGGCACTATCAATAGCCCTCTTAATGGCATCTAACCGCATACGGTAATTGCCACGAACATGGACTCTTTCTTTTTTATCCTTCAAGGCTGACAATAGCTGCTGAACCTGAAAAGGCACCTCAAACTGGTTCTCTTCTTTCATCTTCTTCTCCAAAAAATTTATCAAGTCCTTCTTTGGCCGCTTTCCGCTTCTCTTTCTTTTCCGCTTCACGTCCTTCGAACTTTTTAATGAACTCGTTTAGGTTATCATACATTGTGGAGGAAATCAAGTGGTTATCGTCACTATCTATCATTAATGCCGCATCTGATGTATCCAAAACACTTTCTTGGAACTTTTTATATATTATATATCTGTTTTTTTCTTCTTTACTTATCCTTCTATGAAAGGCATAATAGATTATTTGTGTGAAATAGGCAAAAGGATTAGAACCTTTATCAGGATTAAAGTTATCAAAGTAAAGGAAACAATTCTCAATAGCATCCGAAACCAATTCATCACGGAATGAATAGTTCATAAATCTTGGTTTATGTGAAAGATTTTCTGCAATCAAGTAGATACATTTACCAATATATTCAGATACACGAGGTTTATCGAGGCCTTGGTCTTTAGCCTCTACAACTTGTTTTTTATATTCCACAATCTCATTTAGGAATCTTTCATTATCTACATAATGATTTTTTTTCTTTTTTGTAGTCATCATTTATCTCCAAATCCAAAAGGACATTTTTTTTCACGTTCTTTATTTCTATCTCTTAATTTCAATACTTTACGCCATCCATAAAAAGATTGTATTACTCCACTAATATCGATATTATCATAATCATTTTCTGATATCAAATGGTTTTTAAAACATAACTTATTTTCACTCAAAGGTACAATGTGTACCAAAGGTATTCCAATTGGTATATTAACAGTAGAATCAATTTTTGGCAACATAATATTTACATTAGTTGCGACATTTATATCAAAAGAAATAATTCCTGGTAAAATTTTAAAATTATGTTCGTGTAAATTCCATTCATCACCAACCCACATAAATTTAGTTCCTTTTTTTTCTCTCAATTTCCATGGAGATATTAATTTTAAGTGATGATGATTAGGAAATCCTCTTCCTAGTTGAGATTTTGGATGTTGTTCCGCTCCAGGTCCTGATGGCCAACAATAATTAATTTCATTATTGTCAACTTTTACCGAATAATCACACCAACTTTCTAATACCAAACCTTTTTTATAAAATTCTATTATTGCATAACAATCTTTCGCTGTATGTGTTTCTGAGGATTCCGAAGGAACGTGCTTTAAATCACCTCTACTTTCAAAAACAGGATTAGTGCAAGATGATAATTTTCTCCACCACTCAGGAGTCGTTCTATTCGCATAAACAACAGGAGTATTTTCATATGCTGAATGACTATATGTAAAACAATCTACATGTATTTCTGGTGTTCTATGGAAAAAACTGAACATTTTTTTCACTTTCTTGCATTTTAGGGCTTGACAAGGTTCCTAATTTGTGTGTATAATATGCTCCGCATCCACCACCATGACTTACCATCAATATTAACCAGTTGCTCAAGATGAGCGAAGCGAATCCACGCGAAGCGTGGGCTTTAGACCTCCGTTAAGGACTTGAGTTTTGATATCTGCTTCTTAAGGATAGGTCCTCGATTAGGCCATTTGATAATAGGTTGGTCGTCATTCTTTGCTAGGTTCTCCAACAAAGGAAGATATATCTTACGGACGGCCTGTAATCTTAATTTAAGGTCGTCTACCTCTGAGGTAATAGGAGTCAAATCCGGTTCATCATCAAAGGTAAACCCGAAATCATCACCTCCATCTAAGTCTAAGTATTTGTTCTCTACCATTAGTGAAATACCTTTCCGTCTCTTATCATACTAATATATTCTTCTAATGTATCTTCATCAATTTGTGGTTCTCGTTGAACTTTCTTTTCTTTTTTTTCTTTTTGTTCCGTTATATATGTATCGATACTGTCCCAATAATATTCATTCATATGATTACTTACATCACAACATAAAATCACTTCACTCATGTTTATGTTAAACTCTTGATTGGAACATATTCTAGGATAAACCCAAGGCATAAATGCTATCTGTAAATAACCGGTAGAGGTAGAAGGAACATATACTGCTTTGAGAGGATTAATTAATAGTAAGGATGTTATATTACCTCCTTCTCCCATTTCAACAACCTCGGCAATTATATCATCTCCGTTTTTAAGACGGATAAACTTTGCCATAGGCAGGTCATTAATATCAATATCCATTTCACTTATCCTTCATATCAATCTTATATATACGGAACCTAAAACCTTCTTCACTATATGTTTTTAATCTTTCCATAAAATGCTTGAGGGTAAAGTTCTCACGTTTTTTCCAGCTAAAGTCGTCGGCAATGTCAAAGAGGGTGGCGAATTTCTTTGTATCACTAACCCGAAGGCCTCTACCGATTGATTGTAGGTTACGAATCTTGGACTTGGAAGGAGATGAAAATATGATGTTATCCAAGGCCACGATGTTAGTACCAGTGCTAAGAACACCAACGGACCCAACAATAATAGCATCGTGCTCGTTCTCGATGATCCTGCGTATTTCTTCTCGGTCTTCAACGTCTGTTCCTCCATGAATAAAGAAGACCTTTCGGCCTTCTTTCACCTTCTTATTTAGCATGTCATACAGGACGGTGCCATGCTTCTCTACAAAGTTAAAGAGTAGCAAAGTATTACCTTTTAATGATAATGCTAAGTTACAAATAAACTTATTTCTATCCTTGTTAGAAATAATATATTCAATTTCTTCTTGATAAGATGCTGATTTCATATAGTTACATTCTTCTTCACTATATTTCAACATAAGGCATTTAATAGTAAGTTCGGCCAGTTGTTTCTTTTTCATCAACTCTTTTGATGTAGTAGCCTTGTAGATTTGTCCGAATAAACCCATCAATACCCATTCATGTGCCTTAGCACCAGATAATGTACCAGTAACACCTAAACGGTATTCTGCTTTGGTACATTTGGAAAGGATATCGGATAATGCTTTTGCCTGTGCCTGATGTACCTCATCACAAATAACATAATCAAACTTTTCAAAGTATTCTTTAGGCATCTTATATAAAGATTGCCATGTTGATATCATAATTGGATGTTCGGACTCTTTATCTTTACCAGAATAAACTCTCCAGCAATACTTAAACATATCCTTACCATTCTTAGACGAATAGTCCTGAAAATCGGTAAACATTTGTTCTACTAGAGCCGACCTTGGTACAATCAATAGTCCTCGTTTACCTTTTTTCATTAGGTACATACAGACCAGATATAGCAATAATGATTTACCAGAACCAGTAGGAGATAGAACAATCTTCCGTTTAGACCTCATGGCATGAACGAAAGCATCTAACTGATAATCTCTTGGTGCGTGTTTTGGGTTTAGATTATCAACAAACTCCTGTGCTTCAACAATAGAGAAAGAGTTATCTAAATCCTCATCAGTATATTCGTAGGTATAACCTTTTTCAGTTATCCATTTGATTACTTGAGAAGAAAGTCCACGATAAATTAGGCCAGTGGTAGGTGAGAAAAGTCTTAGATAGCCATCCCAAAGTTTCTGCTTGTAAGAAGGAACAAACTGAAACCCTGGGGGACGGAAAGAAAATGCGTCACGCAATTCCCATCCTTTACCTTCATCACAACAGATGTGGATGTAGGCCTCATTCTTATTATGTATAATAAAGTCCGTCATCTATCCGTCATTTTTTTCCACTCTATGAAAGAGCGGAGGGCATAAACTCTACTATTTAGTTCTTTCACCACTGAGGTGCAGAATTCTACTACCTCTTCATGTACGACCTTTTTTAGAACCAGATTATTCAGGTCCTCGTCCGCGTCCATGTAGATAGGTATATTCTGTTTAATGATTAGACGACTATTAGGTTCCCAACCACGTTCTTTTAATTCATCCATATCAAGTTCACCATGATAATATTGGAACTTTGTGAGTTTGAGTTTATTATAGTCATTGGTAAGTTTCTTCACCAACATACGATGATGGGAAAGAATATGTAGATACTTACCATGAAAGGAAGATATACGTATTAGTTCTAGACCAGGTTCAGTGGAGTCAAGTTTGCAATCTTTATGCCACTCTTCCATGAGGTCATCTAGTTTCACCGGTGGTTTCATAGTATTCCTTTTGATTCATAAACGAGTCATAACCATGCTTAATGTATCATAAACAGAACATTATGTCAAGCGTTCTATTTCAAACAGGTCGTAACGGAAAGTAAAATCTGCGGTAGGAATAACATCAGCATCTACCTTGGTATCAAAAGATACCATTCCAATAGATGTAGGATGGCAGTTATGGAATTTAACACGAATGTTAGGATTATTCGCATTTGTATTTACGGTAAGATATCCGTCAAAGTATAAAGGAGTTTGAACGTCTCTTATAGTTTTTCTGGCATATTCATCATAACTCTGTGGCCTTGTAAGAGACTTTAACCATTTATATGTCTCTTCCCATACACGGAGGTCTTCGTCCATGATAGCGGTGATAGTAAATGCATCAAATACTAATTTATCACCATGCCTATAGGTTGTGGAGAACGGAGTAGGTACGGCCACCTCTGTTGTGGATACGGAAGGTATATTGACGGTCTGACAGAAATACTTTAGAAATGGTTTATCAGGTATAAGAAACGTAAATTTGGTACTCTGTAGAATACTAGTATTCTGTGGTGTATTTACGGTATATGGTTCTATAGTCATTACTGCCTCCGTCCATTATTTAGGCATAAAAAAAGAGGGGCATTTCTGCCCCTCTCTGAGTTTGCTAACTCTAATCTTATAAATGATTAGGTTAGGTTACGAACGCGGAAGATGCGGTAGTAGATGTTTGTGTTGTTACCAGAATTGGTATCACGATCACCTACAACGCCGTCACCAGCAGCGGTAGCAAATGGGTTTGCAACCATGCCGTAACGTGTCTTAAAGCCAATCTTTGGCTGGAAGGTGTCCTGACCGATTGCACGAACCATCTGTAGTGGAACGTATGGGCAATAGAACAAGCCAGCATCGAATGGTGACTGACCACGATAACCAACGGTTACAAGCTCGTCGCCGTTTGCTGAACCACCGAAGTAAGGATCGATATAAACCTTAATGCGGCCGTGAAGCATACCAACGAAGGTGTTGCCTGTATCGTCAACTGTTAGATCAGCAGAAAGAGCAGGTGTGTAAGAAAGAACACCAGCCATAGCCATAGCAGATGCAACGTCTGAAGAAACAATCAAAACGTTACCTTTGCCGCGACGGGTTGCCTTAGCAATAGCGTTTGCTTCTCTTTCGATGTGGAAGATAAGACCTTTGAACTTCTCAACTGACCAACGGCCGTTTGAGTCTGTGTCAAGATCGAATGTACCAGCGGTTGTAACACCATACTGAGCACCAACTGTTGCTGAACGATAAATTGTGCGGATAACCTCACGATTGATTTCAGCAAGAATTTCTGTTGAAAGAATGTTGGCGAGTTCTGTTTCAGCATCAAGGCCGTGAATGGCTTTAAGATCCTGAGCAAGTTCTGTGGTGTATTCTGCTTTTAGGGCACGTGAACGGGCAGTAACAGTGACCTTGTCAATGTTGAATGCCATTTCAGCAAAACCGTTACCAGCAACATCACCGAGTGCTTCTGCCTGAGCAGTTGTCATGCCTTTACCAACACCATATGCAGTATTAGCACCGAGAAGGTCTGCAACTGGGTTTGTATTAGCGATGTCGCCCATTGTAACACCAGAGAGACCACCAGCTGAATTCTGTCCTGAGAAAGCAGTATTTGCTTCAAAGAACAATGCTTCACCTGTGCTGCCTGCACCCTGTGCCTGCATTTGCTTATAGCGTGAACGCATAGCAAAGATAAGGCCTGTTGGACCTGTCATTGGCTGAACGCCCATAACGTCATAAGCAATGAGGTTAGGAAGAGCACGACGAACTAGTGAGATGAGGATTGGGTCGTATGAACCAACGCCTGTACCTGAACCGAGACCGCCACCTGAGTTGGTAGGAGCAGCTTCGTTAAGAGTGCGGGACTCTTCAGCCATTGCTTTTTCTTGGTTCTCAAGAATTACGGCTGTAACCGCACGGCGGTATGGGTCCTTAATTGCATTGAGACCATCATGGTCCAATACTGGGGACCACTTGTTCTCTAGATTTTCTGTAAGATACATTTTAGTTTCCTTCTTTCTATGTTAACTAAAGTTAGTTTAAATTATTTTGGAAGATTTCTGCCAAGTGCCTGGACATATTTAGCCATTGGACCTTCAAGAGTTGATTCGGAAATCATCTTTGGATCTGCTGACTCAACACGGTCTAGGACTGCATCAGATTTAACTGATGTTGGGAAATAGTTCTCTCGTAGTGTTGAAATCTTTTCGATAAATTGATTATCGTCAGTGTAAGCAACGTTCTCTGTGAGACCTTTTAGTTTCTCAGCCTGAGTTGTTGTTAGACCTTCACAAACGTAAGCAACCAATTCATTCTTACGGGACTCAGCAATCATGCCTGTGAGAGCAACATTGCGTTCAATTTCCTCGTTAAGTTTAGATTCAAGTTGTTCAACTGTCTGTGAGAGTTCTTCCACAACGGCAACTTCCTCTTCAGGAATGTCGATGTAGTGTTCTGCGAATAGTGAACGGAGACCGCCGATGAAATCTTCGGTAAGTTCGCTACGGAGAGCGGACTCAACGGCAACTTCATTTTCTTCGATCCATTGTTCAACCACGTAATTAAGATAGTTATCAACGTCAGTAGAAAGTTGTTCCATAATTTCTGAAACTCTTTCTTCCAATGTCTCTGCATAAGCCTGTTCAAGTAGAGCAACTTCTTCTTCTAGTTTTGCCTTAACAGCAGCTTCGAAGATTGTGGTAGCTTTAGCATGAAATTCTTCTGATAGGTCTTCACCTTCGAGTAGGGCATTAACATGCTCTGACATATCTACCTGATATGCTTCTACTGGTGATTCCTCTGTTTCTTCGTCTAGTGTTTCTTCACCAAACTCAAAGTTCTCGTCGATAGCAGCAAGGATTTCTTCTTCATCAAGACCTGCTTCAATTGCTTCGTTGATGAAATCTTCTAGTTCCTCTGAGAGTTCTAGTTCTTCTTCCATGCACTTGTCATCTTCATCGTCTTGGTCGTCGTCTTTTTTCATCTTTGACTTTTTAGCTGCTTCTTTGATGGTAGCGACACGCTCTGCAATTGCAGATGTCTCGGCAACTACTGAACCTTCTTCTTCCATCTCTTCGGCCATTGCTGGCTGTGATTTAAGGGATTTCTTTGCTTCTGGTGCGACACTAGCCTTTGATGACTTTGATGTGTCTTTACCTGTTTTACCAGCAGCCTTAGCACCGAGGTTATCGGATGCAACTGATGTTGGTGTAGCACCACCAAGATCGTCAACACCACCGAATGATGATGGATCTGGTGCACCAGGATTCGCATGACGTCCTTCAACGGACTTTGAACCTGGACGTAGTGTTTTTGCGTTACCGGTTGAAGCGGTTGATGGATCAACTGGATTAGGATTTGAAATCTTACCAGGTGAAACCTCTGGATAAGCACCTTCAGTTAGTTGCTTACCTTCTAGAACTGCTTTTGCGGCTTCTGTTAATGATGCCATTTGTTTGATACTCCTTTTGTATATCTAGTTATTTAGTATTTTCAAAGTTTTGAAATATAATTTTCAAAAATCTTTAAGGCTACTGATTCCAATTCATGTTTGGAAGACTCCTTAATGAGTTTTCTAGCATAGTCATTGGACTGTTCGGTCCATTGACCATTTAGAAATACCCACTCTCTACCTTCCATAATACCACGAACGAATGCCTCTGGTGCTGATGGGTCGGCCACAACATCTGCTGCTGTTGCTAACTTGTAATCATCTTGGACTTGCTGAAAACCGTTGTGTGCTTTTAGAGACCCTACGCCTCTTGTTGACACACCAAGGCTTGCACCACCATCTAGTAGACTCTTAACAATCTTACCGTTAGGAGTATCTAAAATCTTTGCTTTACCAATAAAGTTTGTCCCGTCAGGGTGTAATGATGTAATCATGTGGGACACACGGTCTAGGTTGATTTGTGGATTTTCTGGATGACCTAGCTCACCAAATGCTCTGTTCTTTTGAACGTATTCGCGGTTGTATCTGTCCGCTTCTTTTGCGAGGACATTCATAGGATATACACGACCGTTTCTATTGACCTTTTCAGCCTGCATGAAAATACCAGTAATATATTGGCTCTTAGTGCCATCTTTATTGGTCTCTACGAGATACTGAATGTCTAAAATTTCTTCGGTTATAAGTTTCATTTGATTCCTCTACCTTATAGGTATATTTAGGCGTTTTCTTCACCAAGTCCTTGTAAAATTGACTTGGCGGTACTTCCAATATAATTGCCGTATTTTTCTGCTTCTCTACCTGCTCTGGCAAGTCTACCACCAGGTGATTTTCTCAATCTACTTACAGCGGTTGCATGACCTCTTGCTTCCAAATCTTTTGCAGTTTTCATTGCTCTCTCATATTTTGATTGAGAATCTTGAGCAGCACTTGGTGCCATCAATCTTCTAGATTTCTCGGCCGATTGTAAGAGTTTTGATTGTCTTTCTCTTGTTGCTGCATCACTATCATCATTAGATGAAGTATTTGATTGTTTTATTTTCTTTGTCTTTTTGGCGGTTTTTTCTATTCTTGATGATAAACTTGGACTACGTTGGTCTCGTGGATCGGGATGAACATCACTAAACTTTTGAAAACCTCTTTTTCTTCTTGATTCTGTATCACGATATGGATTAATAGATTCCGCTTGAATACACTTTTTCATCTCAACAAGTTTCTTTTCCAAGATTTGATTTAATCTTGATTCAAATAAATCTGCTGCTGAAACGTAGTTTTCTGAAAGGATGTGTTCTACTAAATCGGACATTATGGAATACCTGCTACGTTAAATGCTGTTGGATCGGCAGTCTGGCCGTTATCATAGTCTACATTATCTTTCTTGAGTTCAACAAGTATTGTAACAGCATCGCCGGCTGCAACGTTACCAAAAGTGCTTATAAGAATATCGCCTGTAGCATTTGCACCTGTCATTGGAATAGCGGCAGTAAGACCTTGTGAATCAAAACCATAATCAAACATACCACTACCGATTGTAACGATATCGGTATTTGAATCTGATTGCCATTTAAGAACAACACCAAAACCTGAAGCAAACTGGCCTTGGCCAAAAATTCTTCTAATGGTAGTATGATATACAGACTTAGGATTAGTATTTGAACTCATAATTTTATTGCTGGTATTCATAGCATATGCGAGATTAGATGCATCAATCAATAGAGTATTAGCGGCTGTTGTACCGTCAAAACGGATAACATATTTCAGCAATGCTCTATTGTGATTATCAATAACCTTCTGTTCTGTGATTACGTTTGCCATTTTTAGTTCCTAACTGAAAAGTTTAATAGTTTCTTGAAGGACTCTAGGTCTTCATTTAACATACCTTCAACAATCTTTTTGTTTTTGGTATTGACCGAATCATAAACTTCAAGTATTCTTTTTGCCATGCTGGTATTTAGTGTAATTGTTCTTCCGTTAATGGAAAGGTCCATATTATCAATACCTTCTTTAATCATAGCACGGATGTCTGTAATTTTATTCTCATGAATAGGAGCAATCGCTGCTCGTTTTGCTTTTGATTGATAAACAGGGTCAGATGATGCTCTATTTTCCCATGAACTATGAGTTCTTGCAACAGCCTTTGATTTTTCTGATGATGATTTCATATCAGCGGTATCAAAATCACCTTTTTCTTTTGATGAACCTTTATTATCATCACTTTTAGATTTTAATAAACCTTTAAGACCACCTTTTAAAGCACCTTTAAGACCGCCTCTCATATATCCGCCGATAGCACCGCTAACAGCATCACCTAGTCCTTCTTCCATCTTCTTTGCACGGAGACTAGCAACTTTTTCTTCATAAGTAGGTCTTTCGGTATAACGTGTAGCACTAGAACCTTGTTCTTCTACAGGTACACAATTAGGTACCATCTTATTACCTTTTTTCTTCATACCTTCTTGTTTGTAATTATCCCAACATGCTTCATCTAGTGTGTCTGTCACAACTGACTCACTAAGGTTTACATTTCCACCTGGCCCAATTGGAACAGAAAGATACTTATCCATTGTTCTGGAATAATATAGTGCAACCACTTGACCTTTAGGATATGACCTAAAAGATACTCTGCGAAAAATTAGCAGAGATGGCATTTCTTTTGTAGAAGGTATAACATTTTTCTCAAGCAAAACCTCTTCAGGAAGATTTTCTACCTGAGTTGAAGATTTTGAATTATATTCTTCACGTATCTGCTTGAGTGTTTTCATTGTATTATCCTTTATTGTGCGAAATAGTTAGCAGCGATTTCTTTCTTACGCTCTTCCAATTTCTCCTGGGCCTTCTCTTGAAGGGCAACCATGAGATTTTCTTTCATAGCAACAAGATCATTCTCTAGAATGTTCTCAATCGCTTCATTGACTAGATTTTGATTATCCATTGTAGTTTCCTTTGTTTGTTCTGATAGTTTACCGGTTGCTTCATCCCAATCTTTGTCGTGCATGTTTTCTTTTACTGATTTCTTTTTAGATTTTTCTTTTTCTTCTTTTTCTTTACCTAATTCAATAATTTTTTTGATTATAGCACGATTTAAAGTTCCACTTGCTGGTTGGTTTCTCCTGAAACGCTCATTAGAAACTCTTCCCACCAAATCTGCGGAGATTTCGGAAATCTGTTTTTTATCCTTAGTATCCAACTGTGATACTTGTGTTGGTGCAGGAGCAGAAGCAACCTTTGTTATGTTTTGGTCTGGATTCTGCATCTTTGGTGTCTCAGGTGCGGATGCCACTTGTGTTGGTTTAGGTGCTTCTGGTGCTTTTGGTGTATCTACCTTTGGTACATCTACCTTAGGAGCAGAAGCAACCTGTGTTGGTTCTGGTGTTTTAGCCTTAGCAAATGAACCTGTTTTGTAATAGGTATTACCACCAATGACTTGGCCGCCTGGTCTATTTTTACTAGATGTTGTTCTAAACTCATTAGCACCACCTGTTATGTCTTTATCACGTCCTGAAGAAACATCATCCCATGTTTTTTGGATGTTCTGTCTATCAGCATCATTCATACCTTTAGCAGCACCTTTTCCATAACCCGCAAACTGACCTTTTTG